GGGGGTCACCCCCCTTCCAGGATGAGAACCAAACCATTCTGCCTTCTCCCTTAAAGGAAGGTAGTCCCTTGAAGCGAATTACTTCGCAGTTCGGGGACAGACAGGCACCTGCAACGTTATGTTGTAGCGAGAGCTGTTAACGTGTTCAATAAAATAATACTGAACAAATCAACATGTCTTTTAAAACACAAAATAATAAGGACCTGAGTGCAAAAAGTAATTCACGGCAGATTGCCATGATGCACAAAGGATTAAAATTTCTTGCTAACCTAGCTCCACGTGAGTGAAGTAGTAAGACACATCTCTGTAAATCTTATATATCCATTGTTATCAAATTATTTGATAACCATGGTCCAGTAGAAGCAGCAAAGCGACTGAAGTCTTATCAGAACTTCATTATCCGCAGCTGTCTGGAGTTACCCGTCGAGCCCCTCGCTTGACACAAGGTGGATAAAACTGGATGGCCTTTACTTTTAAAGCCGTTTAAGAACTACGCAAACTCTCAAGACCCACTACGTAAACACTTCGTTATCTCGATCTTTCGGTCTTTAGACCTAATTACCGGAAAACTTGATAACTCAACAGGTTCTATCACAGAGCCTTATAAAGGATGTTTAGTGACACTTGAGGAATTAACAGCGTACTGTAAAGAGTGAGGTGAAAAGAAAAACTTATCTAAGAAATGAAAGTTTCGGAACGGAAACGGAATGGCTAAAGCGAAAGCTACATCCGGACCTAACGGGCCGACGAGCACTTTAACGCTCGGCTTAGATGCAGTTGCAATCAACCAGGATCATGAACTACGGGACAGCATCCTCATGCTGGCCCGGTCCAATTGTACACCCGATCTGTTAGAATGGATCGAGCAAACAATCAAGGATCATGACCGCTCTAGCATACTATCAATATTGGAGGGACGAAAACGTCCCATCAGTGCAGGGCATATTGCCTTCGTACCTGATAAGGGTATAAAGACACGAGTCATCGCGATCTGTGATGGGTTCACATCTCTTGCTCTTCAGCCAATACACGATATGTTGATAGAGACCTTACGATCCCTTAAGACATCTGCTGCTTTTAAGCAGACACTTGTACAAGAGATCATTTTATACCGTACGCACCACAATTTATTTTGCGGTTCTTCTGATGCGACAGCTTTTACGGACCGGTTCCCATACCGGCCTCAAAGCGCGCTTCTTGAGTCTATTGTAGGTGCTAAAATGATTATACATTATGATAATGTAATCAACCGGACTTTTACAGTCCAAAACCGGCTTGGCAAGATCGGTTACACCGTAGGACAACCTATAGGTTTCCTAGGGTCGTGACCATTGGCCACGCTTGCACACCATGCTCTAGTAGAGTATTGCGCGGAAAAGGTACTAACCTCTCAAGAAATAAAAGTATTTCGTGTGAAAGGTTACTGCGTGTTAGGTGATGATGTTGTCATCTTCCACGAACAAGTATATAACAAGTATCTTGAAACGTGTTCTCTATTAGGAATAGACCTAAACAGTAATAAAAGTACAGCTTCAAATCATGCTTGCGAATTCGCAAAACAGCTGATTTGACGAGGTCTTCGGGTATCGGCTATTACGCCTGGATCCCTGTTGGAGCTCAAAGTGAGCCCTACAACTGTGGTTAATCTTTTACAACAATTAACCAACCTCGGATATAGTAACATCCCAGCGTTAAACTTATTAGATCTTCTTCCAAAGAAGATTTGAAAGAAGTTAATGCCATTTCTCAGTAATCCGGAGACTTTCGGATTCGGGAAGAACCTGATCGACTGGAGTGAAGCCCCGAAGGGATATTCACCTAATCAGTACGGTTGGGTCTGGACTCAACAACAATTTGCAAACGCATTGTCGTACGCGGCAGTGATTATCATTGAAACTGAGGTTAAACGGTTAGCAGGTCAGGAATCTGCTAAACGAGTGACTAATAAGTCATGAGCATTGGTTGAGAAAATGTATAAGAACCACCCAGAGGTGGTTCCGGCTTACAACCGTCCATTCTTCGATGGACTACACAGCATTGGAGTTGAGTTAAGTAATCTCCGCTGAGGAGAAACGCTGACATATGACTACCAAAAGTTCGTTCGGCATGTAAAG